TTTTTGTTTGGAGCTCTGATTGTTGAAGGCTGAGGACTTCCGCAGCACGACGTGGAAGCGGCTGACGCAGACCCTGGAGGAAAGACTCCAGGAGCTGCGTGAGCTGAACGACTCACCATCCTTCAGCGCAGAGAAAACAGCCCTGATCCGCGGTGGGATCGGTGAGCTGAAACGAATTCTCAGCCTGGCCGAGAAAGCCAGCCTGAGTCCCGCAGTCGACCCCGACGAACTGAGCGGCGTCGACGAACAAGGTCCTGAGTGACCACACCGAAGTGAGACGACATCAACATGCAAGTACAAGGAACAGCAAGTCAGGAAGACGCGCAAAAGATCTGGGAACAGCTCGATGCAGAAGAGTCCGACCGTGCGCCGGCGGCTGATGCTGAGCTTCCTGCAGACGACGCACCCGCTCCCGCATCCACCGACCCCGCGCCCGCCGCAAATCACATTGCTGATACGGCCGACGCAACCAAGGGAGGTGACGCCGCGACGCCAACGGGTGACCAAGTTCTGCTGGACAAGATCGCTGGCCTCGAGACGATGTTGTCTCAGGTCACGCAGCGTTTGAGGAATGCCGAAGGCCACATCGGTGGACTCGGTAGTCAACTGAAGCAGCAGCTTCAGACGGCCCAGCAGGTCTCTGCCAAAGGCGGCGACGCGCCCACCGCGACGGAAATTCGCGACGCGCAGCGCAACCCCGAGGCGATGGCCAGGCTGAAGTCGGACTACCCCGAGTTTGCGGAGGCGATGGAGTCCGCTCTGAACGAGCGGCTGAGTTCGCTGGAGCAGCGCCTGGCGCAGCAACAGCAGCCGGCTCAAGCAGGGGTAACCCCGCAAGAGATCCAGCGCCTGCGATCTGAGATGGCCGTCGAAATCCGACATCCTGGCTGGCAGGACCGAGTACGGACGACTGAATTCATGGGATGGCTGCAGCGTCAGCCGCGGGAAGTTCAGATGCTTGCGGCGAGCGACAGCCCGCAAGACGCTGTGCGCCTGCTGGACCTGCACACCGAAGCCACGAGCTCAGCCTCGACTCAAAGGACGCAGCGCCTGAATTCGGCGGCGGCGATTCCTTCCGGCAGATCCGGCGCCAACGTGCGTCAGAAGGCCGTGGAGGACATGACGCCCGACGAGTACTGGCGCTACTTGGACGAACTTGATCGACAGAAAAGGTAACCAATCATGCAGACCTATTCCCTTGTTCCTTCCCGGAACCTCATCATGGCGGAGCGCGAGATGCTCAAGCACGCCATGCCCATCAAGGTGCTGAGCACCTTCGGCTCGCAGAAGCAGATCCCCCAGAACAAGACCGACACGGTCGTGTTCCGTCGCGCTCTGCCGATCGACGCCGGCTCCAACGGTGCTCCGAGCATCACCGCCAGCAACTACCTGCTGCAAGAAGGCGTGACCCCTGGTGCTCGCACCATCGCCTACCAGGACGTGCAGGTGACCGTGCAGCAGTACGGCGTGCTGATGAAGCTCAGCTCCAAGGCTGAAGCCATGTACGAGGACGACATCCCCGGCGACATGGTCAAGCTGGTGGGCGAGCATATGGCCAGCATCGAGGAGCTGATCTCCTACGGTGTGGTCCGCGGTGGCACGAACGTCGTGTACGCCAACGGCTCTGCCCGCGCCTCGGTGAACACCGGCATCACGCTGAACAAGCTGCGTCAGGCTGCCCGTCAGCTCGAGGCTGCGCACGCTCAGCTCGTGACCGAGAAGCTGGCCTCTTCGGTCAACTTCGGCACGACCGCCGTCGAGCCTGGCTACCTGGTGTTCATCCACACCGACATGGAAGCCGACTTCCGTAACCTGACCAACTTCGTGCCGGTGGCTCGTTACGGTCAGCAGAAGCCCACGCACGAGCGTGAGGTCGGCACGGTGGAGCGCTTCCGCGTCATCACCTCGCCGTACTTCAAGCCGTTCCTGGCGGCCGGCGGTTCGATCACTGCGGGCACTTTCCTGTCCAACGGTGGCACCTCCGGCACCACGGCTGACGTCTACCCCATCATGGTGGTGGCTCAGGAAGCCTGGGGTCAGGTTGCTCTGAAGGGCATGGGCGCGATCCAGCCGATCTACTTGCCTGCAAAGCAGATCACGCACGCCAACCCCATGGGACAGTTCGGTTACGTCGGCGCCAACTTCTACAAGAACGCGGTGCGTCTGAACGAGAACTGGATGGTCCGTATCGAGAGCGCCTGCTCGGCTCTGTGATGACACGCTAGGGCGCAAGCCCTAGCGAACCCAAAGGAACCGATATGCCAATCGAATCTGTCAAGCAACGTGTCAACGCCCTCGCTGGCCCCGGCGATCGTCAAGAACTGGCGATCTTGCTGGCGGCCGTGGTCGACGCCCTGCAGGCCGTAGCGGCCAAGCTGGATGCCGACACTGGCGTCAACGACACGAACTACGCGGCCACCGTGGCTGCGATCGTCACTGACTGAAAGGAACTCTGACCATGTCTGACAATCTCTCCCTCTCTGCCGGCTTTACCGCCGGTCTCTCGAGCGGCGGCTGGGCCGAAGGCACCAACGCCAACACCATCCAGAACGCCAACACGGTCACCTTCGTGATCGACGGCCGTTTCTACAGCAAGAGCGCGACCGACAACATCGCGATCAGCTATAGCGGCCCGTCGGTGTACCAGGCGGCTGCCGGCGGTATCCAGAACGTCAACGGCGGCTTCACGGGTGGCGTCAACGGCTCCACGCGGAACTACCTGATCTGCCTGGATACGAGCGGCGCTGTGTCGATCGTGCCGGGCCCGATCGTGGACTCTGCCGAGCTGGCTGCTGGCCGCGTGGCTCTGATGTTCCCTGACGCCCCCAACGGCGTGTGCCCGGTCGCCGCTCTGCGCATCGCGCTGACGGCTGGCACGACCTTCACTCCCGGCTCGACCGACCTGTCGGCGTCCGGCGTGACGGACACCTTCTACAACCTGGCCACCGTGCCGGCCAACCCGCTGACTGCCTAAGTCGGCAGGGGGTCACCTTCGGGTGGCCCCCATCCTTGAACACCAGGAGACTTCACCATGACCAGTCGCACCGTCAACAGCTACGAACGCAGCAAGTCCGTCGCGTCAGAGGACGTGGACATCGTCAACCGAGTCGCCCCCGCGGCCGAGGCTTCAGCGCCAGGCGGGATCGAGATCGACACCGATCGTGTCATCCGCGCCGACCAGCTTGACGAAGAGTCCTTCATGCGAGACGAGCTCGAGGTTCACTTCAACGAGCCGGGCAACGAGAACGAGCCCAGCTTCGTCGAGGTCAACGTCAACGGCGACTACCGCATGGTGGTCCGAGGCGACACAATCAAGATGCGTCGGTATCACGTCGCAGTGCTGGCCAATGCCAAGCAGTCGCGTGTGCGCCAGCGCAAGATCGTCAATCAGGACGGCAGCATGGGCTTCCAAGAGGAGAACGTGCTGTCATTGACCTACCCCTTCCAGGTCATGCACGACCCGAACCCTCGGATGGGTGTGCCCTGGCTCAAGAAGCTGTTGTCGCAGCCGGTCTGATCGATGAACTACCTGCAGCTCGCGCAACGTCTGGCCGTCGAGTGCGGTGTCGCCGGTGGCGGCCCTGCCTCTGTTCTGGGTCAGACAGGCATGTACCAGAAGCTCGTGAACTGGACCAACGACGCATGGGTCGAGATTCAGGGCATGCACGACAACTGGAACTGGATGCGCGAGCCGTTCACGTTTGAGACAGTCGCCAGCACTGGTGACTATCTGCCGGCGACTGTTACGAACACAGTCACCAGCACGCTGATGACCGACCTTCGGTACTGGTGGAAGGACACCTTCCGCTGCCAGAAGAAGAGCATCGGGGTGCAGGACGAGCAGTGGCTGGTGGAGTGGGAGTACCAGGTCTTCCGCAACACCTACCGCTTCAACGTGCAGGTCAACGGCCGGCCCGTGGTCTTTGCGATCAAGCCCAACGGCAAGGCCGTCATGCTGGGCCAGATTCCCGACGACGTGTACCTGATCAGCGGCGAATACCAGGTTCTGCCGACGTCGATGACCGCGGACGCTGATGTGCCCGCCATGCCGGAGCACCTGCACCTGGCCATCGTCTACAAGGCCATGCAGTTCTACGGCCTGTTCGAGGCTGCGCCCGAGGTGCTGAGCAAGGGCAACACCGAGTTCAGCCGGCTGATGAATCAGCTCGAGCGAGAGCAGCTCCCTGAGCTGTATCTGGGGAATCCGCTGGCTTAAGTCGCAACATGCAACAGGCTCAGCTTCCCAAGGTCCAGTACGAGCTCATCACCCTTGGTGGCGGCCTTGACCTGGTCACGCCATTGCTGTCGCTGCCGCCGGGAGTGGCGCGCACTGCGGTCAACTTCGAGTGCTCCATCACCGGCGGCTACACGCGCATCGCCGGCTACGAGCGGTTCGACGGCAGGCCCAGTCCATCGGATGCGATTTACAGCACCCTGACCGCCGCCATCACTGGCTCTATCGTGGCGGGCAACACCATCACCGGCGCCACCTCTGGCGCCACGGGTGTCGTGTTCCTCGTCAGCGGATCGACCGTCGCCTACACCAAAGCCACCGGCACGTTCATCGCCAGCGAAACCATCCGCGTCGGTGGAGTCGCCCAGGGCACTGTGACTGCGCTGGGCCCCGCCACGCCGCTGACATCGCAGCAGTCGGCGCAGTACCTCAACCTTGCGGCCGACGTCTATCGGGCCGACATCGGCACGGTGCCAGGCTCGGGCTCGATCCGCGGCGTGGCCTACTACAACGGCGTGGTGTATGCCTGGCGGGACAACGCCGGCGGCACTGCGCTGGCCATGTACAAGTCTTCCGTGTCGGGTTGGACGGCAGTCCCCTACGGCATCGAGATGTCGTTCGACATGGGCACGATCGTCCTGGTTGACGGCAACACGATCACCGGGCAGACCAGTGGCGCGACGGCCACCATCAAGCGGGTGGTGGTCGAGTCTGGATCCTGGTCGGGCAACGACGCCGCCGGCCGGCTGATTTTCTCGTCGGTCACCGGCACGTTCCAGGCCGGCGAAAACCTTCGGATAGGGGCTACCACCCACGCGCACGCGGTCGGGGCACAGACGGCCATTACGGCCCTGCCCAATGGACGTGTGGAGACGGTGGTGGCCAACTTCGGAGGCAACGTCAACACGACGAGGCTGTACGGCTGCGACGGCGTCAACAGGGCCTTTGAGTTTGACTTCACGCAAGAAGTCTATGTGCCGATCAACACTGGCATGGCATCTGATAGGCCGGACCACATCGCGTTCCACAAGAGCCACCTGTTCCTCAGCTTTGGCAGCTCGGTGCAGCATTCGGCCATCGGCGACCCGTATGTGTGGAGTCCGATCTTTGGCGCGGGCGAGATCGCACTGATCGACAGCGTGACGTCGTTCCTCGTGCTGCCTGGCGACCAGTCAACGGGCGCCATGGCGATCTACGCCGATGACAACACCTTCATGCTGTACGGCACGAGCTCCGCCGACTGGAACCTGGTGTCCTACAACGTGGGCACAGGGGCCAAGCCGTACAGCGCACAGAACCTGGTGTCGAGCTTCGCGTTCGACGACCGGGGGATCATGAGCCTGAAGACGACGCTGAACTACGGCAACTTCGATGCCTCGGCCCTGACGCTGAACATCCGCCCGTTCGTGCAGCAGCGTCGCAACAAGGTGACCGCCTCGGGCGTGAACCGGGAGAAGTCGCAGTACCGCGTCTTCTTCAGCGACGGGTCCGGCATCTACGCGACCCTGTTCAACGGCAAGTACATGGGCTCGATGCCTGTGGAGTTCCCTGACGCCGTGACCTGCATGTGCGACGGGGAAGACCCTGATGGATCCGAGACGGCGTTCTTTGGATCAACCGACGGGCGCGTGTACTGCCTCGACGCTGGCACGTCGTTCGACGGCGACGAGATCGGCGCGTCGATCATCCTGACCTACGCTTTTGCAAAGTCCCCGCGGATTCTCAAGCGCTGGCGCCGGGCATCTCTTGAGGTCGACGGCACTGCCTACGCTGAGTTCTCGTTCAACTACTCCCTGGCCTACGCCTCGACGCAGGTGCCGCAGGGCCTGCAGGAGTCCTACTCGACGAACCTGGCGGCGAGCTTCTGGGACAACGTCAACTGGGACAGTTTTATTTGGGACGGCCGCACGCTTGCGCCGTCTGAGGTCGAGGTGGTTGGCACGGGCGAGAACATCGCCGTGCAGATCGCGTGTAGCTCGGACTACTACGCGTCGTTCACGATCAACTCGGTCATTCTTCACTACAGCATGCGCAGAGGACTTCGATGACCAACCCGTACTACAACGGAGGAGCATTCCCCGCGACCGGCGCGCCGGCAACTTCGGCCTCCATGCGGGCCGAGCTTGCGTCGATCTCGACTGGTTTCGACAAGCTGCCGACTCTGTCGGGCAATGCGACCAAGCTCGTCACGGTCAACTCCTCCGGCACGGCGCTGGAGGCCGTCAGCGTGCTGCCACCGCTGACCATCACCGACACGAACCTGGTGGTGGAAGACAACGCCGACAGCACACGCAAGTTCCGATTTGAGGCCAGCGGCATCACTGCCGGCGCGACCCGCGTGCTGACGGTGCCCGATGCGAACATGACCATTGCGGGTCTTGATGTTGCGCAGACGCTGACCAACAAGACCATCAGCGGATCGTCGAACACACTGAGCAACATCGGCAACGCCAGCCTGACCAACAGTTCGCTGACGGTTGGCTCCACCAGCATCAGCCTGGGTGCCACGGCCACGACGCTGGCCGGCCTGACGTCCGTGACGTCGACGTCGTTTGTTGGCGCCCTGACGGGCAACGCGGACACCGTCACCAATGGCGTCTACACGACGGGCAGCTATGCGAACCCGGCGTGGATCACGTCCTTGGCAGAGACCAAGGTTCTGCCGTCACAGACCGGCAACGCCGGCAAATTCCTGACGACCAACGGGACCAGTAGCTCCTGGGGTCCGATCATTGTGCAGACGGCCACGCCGTGGCTGACGGCGGTGGGCGGCAGCGCAGCTACCACCACCACGGGCATCCGCAACTCCGCTTTCGGCTTCGAGGCCCTGAGGGCCAACACCACCGGCGCCAACAACACTGCGGTGGGCTACAGGGCACTGGACAGCGCCACAAGCAGCAGCAACGTCGCCGTGGGCGTCCAGGCCGGCGACAACGTCACTACGGGCGGGAGCAACGTCTACATCGGCGTGACCGCCGGCACGGACAACGCCAGCGGTGCGAACAACGTGGCCATTGGCACGTCTGCCCTGCTGACCACCACCGGCAGCAGCAACAACGCCGCGGTGGGCTACTACGCACTGGCGGCGGTGACCTCGGGAGCCAACAACACTGCCCTCGGCTACCAGGCTGGGTACAGCGGCACCAACAACCTGACGACCGGCTCGAACAACATCATCATCGGCTACAACGCCGAGGCGTCTGCTGCCGGCGTGAGCAACGAGATCACGATCGGCAACAGCTCGATTACTGGCCTAAGAATCCCCGGCATCGGCTTGTACTCGTCCTCCGGCAACCTCGGGATTGGGACGAATTCGCCAAGCAGAAGACTACATGTCGGCGCCAACACTCAGGGCGTCGGCGAATACAACGTAATCCTTGAAGGCTTTCCAGGCGGATACGGCGCTGGCATAAGTTTCCAGTCCGTGCCGGGAGGCGGCAGTACGCTGGCCGAGATGGCTCGCATCACTGCTGATGGTGAAAGCCCCTGGAACACCACCGCCACGACTAGAGATGCTGGTCTGCGTTTCTACACCGCGCTCGACGGCACGGTAGGCGAGAAGATGCGTCTCGACGCCTCAGGCAACCTGGGGATTGGGACGACGCCGAGCGCCAAACTCCATGTTGTCGGTAGCGCATACCGACAGAACGATGCGTCTGGGTCTTTTGGCTTCACGCTAAACACGACCAGCGCCATCACGACCCTTGCCACACTCTTTGGTGGGTCTTCGTTTGCAATTCAGACAGGCGGTAGCGGGACAAACCAGTTGATCCTCAACTCCTCCGGCAACCTCGGATTGGGGGTGACGCCTGCCGTCAAGTTGGATGTGGGTGGCGCATCGACTGTGCAAATCAGAGCATTGATGACGGGGCA